TCAGCGGAGGCGCTTTCTCCAGTAGAGGGTGTGCGCCCAGGCCCATGGCGTCTTCGGCGCGAAGAGCCGGTAACCAGCCTGGATGAAGTTGTTGGCAGACACCGGATTGTCCGTTGTGTCAGAGACGATGCTGTCCCAGCCCATGCGGCGTCCCCTTGCCTCGATCGCACGCATCAATCTGCGCTGAAGGCCGCGTCCCCAATGCCGTTGCAGCACGCCGACCCTGGAGAAATAGCCGCCGTTGCTCACGTGCGTCGATGGAACGACGCCGGCGAAAGCGACTGCAACATCCCCATGATAGGCCAGCCACCACGCTCCAATCTCGAATTGAGGCACGGCGGCCGAATTGAGGAACGTCAACCGATGCAGTTCACACAACGAATCGACGATGTCGTCATCGGACGCATCGACAATGCGAATTCTGTACATGGATCGAAACCGTCCGCAAGGATTGACGTAACCGCAAGTGCAGCATCGCCGTCGTCGTGAGGGCTCACTTGCCGAGCACGACCTTGACGCCAAGCCAGACGGCCCCCATCAGGCCGGTGGCGATCACCGTGATCACGGCCTTGAAAGTGTAGCTCTGGGCCTGCTCCACGCTCCTCCGCCACCTTCGCAAATGCTGGAGATCGGCCCTCAGCTCCCTTTTATCGTCATCTTCGATGCCGAATGAGGCCAGCACCGATGCCACCGCTTTCACTACGATCGCGTCGATGTTCTCTTGCTGGAGCCTGTGATGTTCAGCCAGCGTTTGGCCCACAATGGCCTTGATCTCGTCGTCCGGCATCTTCATCGTTTGATGATCCTCGCGACGTTCTCGAAACCGCGCTTGGCGAAGTAGAACGAGACCACAAGATTGGCCGTGATCGCCGCAAATCCGGCCAGGGCATCGGTCGAGCCCAATCCGAGAACCTTGTCCCAGACCAGGAGCTTTGCGAAATAGAGCGCGACGCAATAACCCATCAGCTTGTCCGGCTCGTACCAGTGCCCGATCTCCGCAATGCGATACCGCATGACGGCGTTGGCCTCGGCCGTCTGCGCCGCGATCTCGCTCGCGGCGAGATCGGCTGCGATCTTCGCGTCGACATTGCCGGCCTTGAGCTTTGCGCTGTAGGCGTCGATCAGCGCCTTGATCACCGGGCCGCCGAGAAAGCTGAGGAAGGTCATCCACATCTTAGAGCGTCCGACGCCGGGCAATTTCGGTCAGCACCCCGGCGGTCGCAACCGCGAGCAGCATCTTGAACGCGGAGTTTGCGTCCATGCTCGTGAGCTGCGTGAAATCGTAGCCGGAAAACGCCGCGATCATGCCCGCGCCGAGCACTCCCAGGACGTACTGAATGCGAGCCCAGAGGATCGTCACGGAATCTTTGAACCAGGCCTTAACCTTTTGGAACGCGGTGGTCATGACTTCCTCTTGAAGATGGCGTTGAAAATGTTGGCGACGAACGCACCGATGGAGCCTTTGGAGGGGCAGGCGACGGAAGGCGCCTCTTGCGGTGCTTGCGACGGCGGCACCTTGGTGCCCGGGAATGCGATGGTGGGATCGATCACCATCATCGCGCGCAGCATCGCGACGCAGCCGAGTTGCTGGTCGACATGGTCCGGATCATAGACCCCGTCACGAACGTACTTTCCGGACCTGTATTGGTTGGTGCCCGCCCATAGGTACGGACTAGGAATGCCTTTGCTCGCGTAACCAAGACCATTGTACATCTCGAGGGCGATCAGAACGCCGGCAAGAGACCAGTCCCTGCGCTTCGCCAGATACGGATGGCAATTGAGCAGCGCATCGATCGCCGCCTCTTCCCACGAGCTGAACGGTCCTCGGCCCGCGGGCACGTGGACTGAGACCTTGTTCCAGGGATCACCTTGGGCCAGCGAACGGCCCCAGCTCTGGGATGATTCCCGCTCGTGAATGACCGCGATGACTGGCCAGGGAACGCCGGTCACTTGCTCGACCGATTGGTATCGGGCTTTCGCCTGATAGAGCCGCGAAGCAACCTTCGCGGCTTCAGCTTTCCGGGTCGGCTTGGCGTTCGACCAGCGACCGGCGTTCGCCCGGGTGAGGGCGTTGAGGTCTACCATGGGTTGACTCTGTTGGGGTTACAGGTACGTTCCGACGCAGATTGGAAACATTCGGAAATCGAATGCTGCGCCGGCTCTTGAACTTACTGCCTTCGGAAACACTGCACGGGTACGAGCATCCCGAGCTGATCGAGACAGTTTTCCAGAAGACGATCGCTTACGAGCCAACCGAGCCTTGGCCGGAGATGGAAGGCGTCAAGTCGGTTCTAGATTTCGGCGGCGCTTGTGGCCGCCACTATAAGGAAGCTAGACGCCAATCACCCGATCTTCGATGGGCTATCGTTGAAACGCCCGCCATGGCCGCGCGAGCAAGAGAGATCGAGACGCAAAGACTCAGGTTTTTCACCGACATTCGGACAGCCGCAGCCTGGCTAGGTTCGGTTGAGGTAGTTCATTCGAACGGCGCTCTTCAATATACGCCCAATCCAGTGCAATTAGTCGGCGAACTATGCTCGCTTGGGGCACCACGAATGCTCTGGCGGCGCCTGTTTATCGGAGAAGGCGGGCGCATGACTCAGATCTCGCAGCTCGCAGACAATGGCCCTGGCCGCAGGTCGTCGGCTCGTAAGAAGGTGTCTTACGAGCAAACTCCAATCAATGAGCGCCAATTTCTCGAAGCGCACCGCGACTATAGATTGATTAGTCGCGGCGTGGATTGGTTCGATTTTGCTAAATGATGCGGATTAACTTGTTCGAGATTATCGTCGGCTGCAACAGGACAATTGGAGTGCTCGTTCCACCCTGAGCCGATCCCGTAAAGCTCGCGCTTATCGAGCTGCTCACGATACTGAGATTTTGGTTTCCGATATCTGTGCCGCCCGAAATGCCCACCGAAACAGCCCCGATTACACTCGATCCCGTACCCGCAGGTGAGCGCATGGGAACTGTTATCGGCGAAACAAGACTCCCCGAAATTGTGCCGGACGGCGTATAGGCGGGCAGATTCTCTGTAGTCAGAGTCTTCGTTTCGCCGCCTCCATAGCCTCCAAGCGTGTTTGCGCCACCCGTCGTGATCCCCACCGCTGTTAGCCGCGAAGCAGCACCGCCCCCCATATCATCCCTACCAGCGACAATGCGCCCTCGCAAATCAGGGATGTTAAACGTTGTCGAACCATCGCCTGGTCCATAGGTTGTTCCAAACAGAGAGAACAACGTTGAGTAGGTAACGCGCGAAATTGCCTGACCGTAGGCTAGAACGAACGAACTATTCGGAGCCGTTGTACCGAAAAAATCGATGCAAGACCCAATCGGCACATTATAGGGATTGCTGAAGAAGCCCACCAAGTAGAAGGCGGCATCGCCGGCGTTGTAGAGAGCCGTATAGGGCGTCCCTTGTACGATGGTCCCAGCCGGCAGGTCGAGCAACGGAGCGGATCGAAGCGGCTTAGCGCCGAGGCCATCCACGTTGAGCGTCACCGTCGCTCCATTCGTCACGTGCGGCGTGAACGCGATAATCTGGCCGTTCAAGTGAGAGAAGGACTGAAACACCTGATAGCTATTCACCGCATAGGCCGAGCTGGTGCCGGTCGTTACGATCGCACCAGCGGTGTCATCGCGGTACTTGGCAATCGCTGCCATCATCGCCCGCGCAGAATCGTTGACACTGGAGGGCGATTGCCCCTCCGCCCAGTTGATCGTGGAATCTGCCGTTGCATCTGTGGAGGCCGTCTGGGACCATTTGTAGAGTGTCATCTTGTGTCCTTGACTTGACGAGGCGGTGCGCCTGAACCGCCCTTGCTGTTTGGGCCGGGTCGTCGCTCCGGCCGCTCAATCCTGGGTTTTCGCCTCTCGGCCGCACAGCTCCATATACTGGGCACAGCGACAGGACGGTGCGCGGGCCGTCAGCAGGTTGCGTATCACGCTTGCGGGTACGCCAAGGCTTTCGCTTGCGATCCTTGTCACACGTGCATCGATGATGCCGTCGATTTCGGCGCGCAGTTCCTCGATGCGATCTTCAATCCTGGTCACGCGCTGCTGCTTCGTTGCCATCGGTCTTTTCGTCCTTCATTTGAGCCTCGAGTGCCGTCAGCTTCTGGCGCACCGAGGCCGCATCGTTCTGGGCGCGCCGGAGCGCGCGTTCTCGCTGTGCCTCGTGTGAGGCGAGATGAACCTGGATGTCGTAAGGCAATGCGCCAAACCGTTGCTTGAACTGCCCCGGCCAGGACCGAGGCGGCGGGATGGCCGCAATCGCACTGATCGCGCTCGCAGCGGGGTCTCCGAGCGTCGGATCCGCCAGGCCGAGCTTGACATGCATCCGCGATATGTCCTGTACCGCCGGCCAGAGCCGGCTCATGCCCAGCGCCCCACAGTCGGTTACAAAACGCGCCACCGATGCAGGCGTCGCCGGACAGGTCGAGATGCCGTTCAGCTCGCACCATTTGACGAACATCGGCGCATCGCGCAGCCGCGCCGCCGCAAGCGCCGTCAGCAATGGGTGGGTCATCGCTTCGCTTTTCGCAGAGCCTCATGGAGACTGCCCATGCGCCGGCGCAGATCGACGAGCTGCACACGCTTTCGCAGGCTGTGAGGACTCGAGTCGATCTCGCCCTGCAATTCGGCATCGAACTTCTCGAGTGCCGCGACGCGCTTCTTCAGCCCGTAGAGCGCAAAGTTTTCCGCGATCCGCTCCACTGACATCGGTTCGCCGTAGAGATTGCCGGTGATGGATTCCGCGCGCTCGATGAAGTTTCGACTATCGTCGCTCATGTTGTGCTCTCCTGTCGCAATTCGATTGATCGGGTACGGTGAAACGACTTCGTCTTCTAGAAGGAGAAGAATATTGGCGGTGCGAGGCGCCGCTCCGGTCTGTTCGCCCCGCCCATAGGCCGGTCGGGGGAGGTCGAGATTGACCATTCCTCGCGCGGAACGGGAGCATCCCTCATTGGAGGAGCAAATGGATTTGGATCGACATACAGCTCATTCCTGTCTCGGGTTGTCGGCGATAACCCTGGCGGCAGTTCGATCGGATCGCTAGGCCTCGCAGCTTTGATTCTTTCGCGGAACTCTGTCGCATGCGCGCGGAGATACCTGACCACATCCTCGAGTATATCCGCAGGATCATTGACGCGCCCCTGAGCGCTCCTGAACGATTTGACGTAGGCGTCCAGATCATCGGCCCGGGCCTGCCAGTCCTTCTGGATGCCGTCCGGATAGTAGGACTGATTGCCTTCCAGCAGATCGCCCAATTGCTTGCGAACGGCGTCGTAGATGCGCGGACGGTCCGCCTCCGCGATCGTCGTCTCGTATTCCGGGGGAGGCAGATATTGCTGCTCGATCGTGGCCATGACGAACTCCTGTCAAATCATGCCGAAGCGATCCCGCGATCAACAAAGGATCGCGGAATAATTCGGTGGATGAATAAGGGGGAAAAGCCGGCTGGCGGCGTGCCGGAGCGTCGAACTATTTGAAGTCGGAGAACTGCAGGTACAGAAGTCCTAGGGGAACATTTTCAACGTATTCGTTTCTCTTGCGAGCTTGCCCTTCGTAGATCCGAAGGCGAAGCAACGGCTCGGTAAGCTCCCTTGCAACCAGGCGCTCGCCATCCGAAAAATAGCAGCAACCGTCGCTGAGGCTGCGGCCGCCATCGGCAAGGACCGTCACCCTGCGGGACCCTGAACGCTCAACCTTGAGCGATATCGTCAGATCCGATTTTGCCAACCGGATCGTGCAACCCCGCCCGTACTGACATTCTTTCGCGATCCCCACTTCGTTGGACGCACCTGTCGCGCCTCTGGCGACGTCCGCCCTCGTTGTACCATCGAAGGCATAGGAAACGGTGTAATCACCGGCCAACGCCTCGGCCGATCGAACAAGGCCTGTCGCGACAATCACCAGCGACAAAACATATCTCGACAGCATGGGTGTCTTATCCCGTATGTAAAAGTGTCTATTCCGAACCCACCAGGGTAAACTCGTTGTTGTCGTACACGAAGGCTCGCCGACACACACCTCATGGCCGAGCGGCCGTCTTCGCTCGATAAAGCGCAACCGCGTCCTTGAGGTCGCCGGTGCTCGAAAGCCGAGCGCTCAAGCTGCGTAGATCATGCTGATTGCGCTCGCCTCGGCTGCCCGCCCTGCCCGGCCGCTGCACCGGTGGAATTGGCTTCGCCGCGACAGCGTCTTTCGCCTTGATCATCAACCGATACTTTCCAGCATCATACTGGAGTCCGCGGAAGATGATGAGCCCGTCCCCGGGTGTCTCGATCTTGTCGCTGAACAGCTTGAAGCCGTGGCCGAGGCGAAGGCTGGCGATCTTGCCTTCGATCAAACGCTTGGACGATTGCGCCAACGTCCGTTGCGCCTCACGGATGCAGACCGCGAGCGTACCGCGCTCGGCCTGGCAGGTCTCGACCAGGAGCTCGCCGAAGAAATGCGACTTGCCCGAGCCGCGTCCGCCGTAAACGCCCTTGTAGCGTGCCGGTTTCAGCAGCGGCTCGAAAATCTTGGCCGTCGGAATTTTGAGGATGGACAATGGCTTCGCTCGCTCGCCCCAGGGCAAGACCTGGGGGTCATCCAAACAAAAGCCCGCAGCGGATTGCGTCCGCGCGGGCGACACCAACTTCTGTCGATGATGCCATTCTGCCGGTGTTTTGCCCGACGGGTCAACGGTCGATCGAGGCGCGATTGCAGATCGGGATCTCCGCCGTCTCGAGCGTCGCGACCGCGTCGCCGCTGTTCGCATCCACGGGATGCACGATGATGCGTTCGATCCGGTGAATCAATTCCAGCACGCCGTCCTGACCGCTCTCCAGCGGCTGCGCCGCCTTGCCCCAGCCGCGATCGAGGATGGCATTGGCGGCCGAGACCCGTGCCGCCGGCGTTGCATCCTCGCTGCGCATGATGCCGACGAGCACCCTGATGGCGGTCCTGGTGTGGCTGCGCGCGAGCGAGCGGATCTCGGTCAGGTTGCGCGCCCGCGGCGTCTTCGCTCGCGCGGGCGGGCGCACCGGTGCACGCGCGGGCTCACCTTCGATGATGTCCTCGCTCAT